TCCTAAAGGTCTATTAAAGATCTTAAAAGATCTAAATAAGGGGAAGCTCTTCAATGAGGTCTTCAAGGTTCAGTTGACGGCGGCGAAAAAGTATCTGGGGACGGACGTTCTGGACCCGATCTCCGAAACCGACACGAAAGAGTTCGGACACGTGAGACTGAAACGGCTCTAGTGGCCGATCTCTGAAAACCAATACCTACCTATAGGGGACTTTCGAGTCCCCTTTTTTTATGCCATCCTCGTGCGTTACATGCCAACCTGAAGAAACTCCTCGCAACTTTTTGCAAATAATTGCAACAGCAAATCCCTCCATTTTTTTCTGAACTTTTTCCCGAAAGTGCTTGTCTCCCAAAATTTATCCTGTTAAAGGGCAATTAAAGATCCCTGTTTTTTCTGCTTGAGGAGACGGCATTTGGCAGATACTCCGAAGATAATAATCAAGTCGGAAGACAAGAGGCTCGCGTACGGAGAGGTGTACGCTCCTCTCAGAGTAGACACAGACGGCGAGGCGATGAACGCCGAGGCAATCGAGAAGGCGGCTCATGAGTTCCTTGCCAGTGGTCGCATCGACCAGATCGACGTTCAACACAGCTTCGAGAAATCGGGCTGTGTTGTCGTTGAATCTTTCATTGCTCGCAAGAACGATCCCGATGGATTCATCGAGGGCTCTTGGGTTCTCGGCGTTCGCATCCTTCCCGACGAGCTGTGGTTGGCGGTAAAGTCTGGAGAGATTAACGGGTTCTCTTTCGCGGGACTCCCCGGAGGAAGAACACCGGCAAAGGTTACCGTTGACATGGCGAAGCGCGTGGTAGGAGAGACGGAAAAATCCACGGACGGTCCCTTCCCTGAACACAGTCACGATCTTGAGCTTGAGTTTAACGAAGCCGGTAGACCCATTATGACGAAGACCGGAGAAGCAATCGGTCACGTGCATGTGGTTCGAAAGCTTACCGCCACGGATCGAGAGTTCGATCATGCCCACCGCTTGATCCTTATCGAGAATGAGTAGGAGGTCTCATGCCTATTCAAATGATTAAAGAGACGGTCGAGAAGGATGTCACGTTCCTAGAGGACGTGGACGTTCAGTTCGTTTCACTCGTGCGGCATGGGGCCAATCAGATGCCATTCCGCATACTCAAATCTGAAAAGGAAGGAGGTGATGGTAACGAGATGAACTTGATCGTGCAGAGCATTCTGGTTCCGAAGCACTTGGAGCTTGACGAGCTGGTCGGGAAAGAAGATCTGTCGTGGTTGGCCGAAGCCAACGTGAGCAAAGGGACAGATCATGACGAGTACCGAACGTTCGATCAAGCGGAAGTGAGTCGCTTCGACGAGGCTACCTTGAAGATGGTGAAGGTACACAACTCAGGAGTTTGGGCGTTGGTTGGATCGCTCAAAGAAGGGGAGGAGATCGAACAAGCGATTACGTTGGGACAGAAGGAGGTCGATGCAGCAAAAGAGATCCCCCTGTCTCCGATGGAATCTCCGGTCGATGGACCGGCAGTGAATCAAGCGAAGGCTGTGTCCTTCAGGGACATGTTCTACAAAGAGCTTGACAACATGCTGTCCGTGGTTACCGGAGTTCTGAATCAGTCAACAGGAGAGATGGGCAAACGGAAAAAATCAGTGCTTAGTGCCTTGGACGCGTTTCGTTCGTTCGTTGTGATCGGGCTCGATTCTCTGCAAGGGGAAGCGGCGAAGATCGACACGCGAGACGTGACCGAGGAAGCACGAAGCCAGAAGGAGGAGGACATGGAGCTTTTCAAGACAAAGGAAGAGTTCGCCGGGGCCGTCGGAGAGGTCGTGGCGGGTACTGTTCCGGGACTGATGGACGAGTACTTCAAGGGGTTGCTGGAGCTGGAAGCGGCTGAGAAAACCGCTGCCGATGCTGCCGCTGCCGAGGAGGAAGCAAAGAAGAACCAAGCGAAGAAGGATGACGAGACGCAGCCTGACCCGGAGAAGGAAGAGCTGAAGAAGGAGGTCGCGGAGCTGAAGGCAAAGATGGAAGATCTCGCGAAGAAGTGGGACAACACACCGGTCACAGACGGTGCGGGTGCCGCGAACGAAGATCCTCCCGGCAAGGACACGACGAAGAAAGAGGAGAAGTCAGTTTTCTCCGGGCTCCTGTACAGCGCAGACGCGTAGGGCTGTCGAGGTTCGTGGAAGCTTAGGAGAGCAACACTCAAGAAAGGTATAGGAGGAAAGGCAGATGCCAACAACCGAAGACATCCTTCGAAAGGCAGACCTCGCAGTCTCGGATCTTGTATCCAACGGTGGGTATTTGAATCCGATTCAGGCGAACACTTTTATCAGGATGCTGATCGAGCAGCCGACGCTGTTGAACGAAATCAGAGTGGTCCCCATGAACGCGCCGACGATGGAAATCAACAAAATCGGTTTCACGAGTCGCATCCTTCGCGTTGCACCGGCAAGCGGTACCGCGCTCTCCGCGAGCGACCGTTCCGCTCCTGCGACCGACAAGGTCGAGTTGACAACCAAAGAGATCATTGCGGAAGTTCACATTCCGTACGATGTCTTGGAAGACAATATCGAGCGCGGTCGGTTGGAAGACACGATCATGACTCTCATCGCAGAGCGTGCTTCTCTCGACCTTGAGGAGCTGATCATCACAGGCGATACGGGATCTTCGGATACCTATCTCGCGCTGGCTGATGGCGTGCTCGCGCAAACCGTGAGCCATGTCGTGGACTACACCGCGAGTCCTGCTTCGATCTCGAAGACAGTATTCAAGGACGGCATAAAGACGATGCCGAACAAGTACCTCAGGAACCGGTCAGCCATGCGGTTCTACACTTCACCGCACGCAGAGATCGAGTACGCCGATTCGCTTGCGAATCGCGAGACTCCTCTCGGCGATCGGAAGGTGACCGGATGGATGCCGAACTACGCGTACGGTGTTCCCGTGAAAGCTGCGGCATTGATGCCGAACTCAAACTACATCCTGACCTATCCGAAGAACTTCATCTTGGGAGTTCAGAGGAGAATCATGGTGGAGACCGATAGAGACATCAGAGCGCGAGTGCTCATTGTTGTGTTGACCCTCCGCATCGACATCAAGTGGGAAGAGGAAGATGCCGTGGTGAAGTGTCAGGGTCTCGACGTGGGTACCGTTTCGACCACTACGTAAACTGGGACACGAAAAAGCCGTTTTCATGTCCTAGACTTTTTTGAGGAGGTATGATGCCAACGTCGAAAGTGACACTGCTCGGGAAGCCTGGAAACACGTACACTCTTGTCCACGGACAGAAATCGTACATGTTTGGAGCTGGAAGCCCAAGGAAGGTTCCTCTCGTAGTAGCACTGATCGCAAAGAAGAAGATGGACCGAAGGGGAAATCCAATCTTTCGCGTGGAAGAGCTACCGGAAATCATTGAGGGGAAGGGTGAAAAGCTAAAGAAGGCAAATCCCAAGAAGCAGAATGCGCCGACGGGGGACCGGCAAATGTCTCTCATGGAGTAGGCTATGGCTCTGACAATCTATGTTGGTGGAGCCGAATCAAACAGCTTCATCACGGAAGCACAGGCAGAGGCTTATCTTCAGGATATGCCTGACGATCTGACGGAATGGGAGAACCTGAGTCCAGAAGCTCGCGAGCTGCGTCTCACTCTTGCTGCCGATCTAATGGGACATCTTCCATTTCGAGGGTATACAGTCTTTCGTAATCAGAGACTTTGCTTTCCCCGTACCTGCCAACCGTACGGAAGAAGGTTTCAGATTCCCGAAGACGTGAAGAAGGCGCAAGCTTTCATTGCGTACAGCGTTGTTCATCGAATGCTTGAACAGCGACCGGATTCTTCCGATGAAGGAATCGATCCATCCTACGGCAAGCCGTCGAACATTTCTATCGGCGGTCTCATCTCCGTTTCTTTTGCACAGAACACGGAGTCGAGAGGGAACATCCTCGAAGCAATGATGCGAGCGATTCCGTTCCCCGCGTACATGATGTTGAAACCTTACATCTCCCAAATACGAGGCAGGTCCGTTCCTCCAACAGATGAAATGCGAACCACGTCAACGACTACGACAACGTCAACGACAACGACAACCGTTTAGGTAGGGAGGTTTCTGATGGCAATCGGAACCCAAGGAAGTGTCGGTAAGGGTACCGGACGGTCTGGCCCAAGAATTGGGAAGCGTCAGAAGACCGGAAGGGTAGGGAAAACGAAGAGCAGGGGCGGCTCTGCCATCTCTCTCGGGACCGACAAGACGAAAGTGGCTTACCCAACCACTACCACGACTGTCTAGGGTGATGGTGTATGACCACGTCGATCTTTTCACAGGTTCGAAGTCCTGTAGCGAGGACTCTCAGTGAGTTGCTGCGAGATGACAACTTTCGCGAGAAGGTCACGTATCGAAAACATACGGGGCAATCCTTCGACGATAGCTTGGGTTACAACGTAGTATCTTACGAAGACTCCGTGTTCTACGTGATACGAATGAAGCATAACCAAGACAGCGTAAAAGTCTCCTCCTCAGAAGTTCAGGTAGGAGACGTTTTGTTTATGTTTCAGTGGGGGGATCTACCGGAGGAAGCATCGTTGAAGGATGTGATCGTGGATGCAAACGACAACGTGCTTGGAGTTATCGGGATCGATCCCATCTTTGATCTCGCGGTCATCGTAACCGTACAGGCAGGGAAATGATTGAAGGCAACGTATCAGGTGAAGACCTACACAAGATCCTTCATGTCCTGAACAAAGTTCCTCAGGCGTTGGAGATTGCTGCGAAGGATACCGCCAAGACTCTCTTGATAGCAGCGAGAGGGAGAACGCCGGTCAACAAGCCTGGAGTGAAGACGCGAGGGCAAGCGAAGAGGGGGTGGGGGAAGCTTTCGAAAGATCCTGCCGGTGGGTACTCGTTCAGGAACAAGGTTCCATACATCGGTATTCTGGAGGAAGGTCTATACGAACATGAGGGACCAAGAACCGTTGAGCAGCCTGGAGGAAAGATTTTTTCGAAGCAAGCGGAAGAAGGGATACTTGCACCGCTTCTTTCAAATGATCCTTACATCTCCGCGCTTGGAGAAACCATTGTTGCGATTCTGTTGAGGGAGATCAAATAGTGCTTGAGCATGAGCTGGCATACGCAGAACTGTGGAAGAGAGTCTCTCAGGTTACGGGG